TCTTTATCAGAAACTTTACCATCATCTAATATCTTTTTACATTTCTTATAAAATTTTAAGTAATGATATTTTTCTAGCATCTTATAGATAACTGCTTTTGGTAATCTATTCTTAATGCCATATTGTCTTATCTCATCTGGTGACATATCTTTATCAAATGCAGCTCTTCTTTCTGCGTCAACACCATCACCTATTTTTATAATATCTCTAATACTATCTTCTATCTCATCTAATTTTGTATTAATTTTATCTTGTAAGTTTAATACATCATCATTAGTTAAGCCTTCTAATTCTCTATAATCTATAATATCTCTTTTTAATTCACCTTTAACTACATCAATTTCTTGTACTTTCTTTTCAAAATCTTTTACATATAAGTTAGGGTCAAAAGTAAACTCTTCAGGTCTTTTGATAAATTTATTATCTTCTATATCAAATACTGCGTCTGCCTTTTTCTCTTGGTCGTTATATGTCTTCATATCTGTAATGAAGTAAAAATTAATAGGGTGTTTTGTACCAGGTATTAGTTTACCTTGTATATTATCTGGATTTTTAGCAGACAAATACTTTTGAGATAGTCTTAATCTTTCATCTTCTCTTTTTTCAACAGGCACATCAAACAATACATTAATATCTAGGTCTGCGTCATCTCTATATCTTTTTGTTAAAATAGAACCAATAAGACCAATCTTTACAACTGGATATTCTTTTTCAAACTCTTCAATCTGTTTATCAATCTGTGCCTTGACACTAGCCTTAATTTTAGGATTGTCTGTATCAGCTTCATCAAATACACCTTTAGCGTAAGTTCTTCTTGGTATATCTATTACTGCCTCTAAAAAAGTTTTCATCTTCTTCTTAATCTTCTTTCTGTAGCCATCCACCTTTTTGCTGTGTATGACTTAATTTTATTGTTAAGCAATCTTCTAACTGCTTTTGAACATCTATCCATAATTTGAGTTGTCAATTCTCTATCATCTTTACTATTATCAATAATTACCATGTTACCCATACCAAAACTATTTTGAAATTTACCAATATTACTTTGAACAATAGCATGTGATTTTCTTGTAATATATTCTGGTACACTTCTCTCTCTTCTTTTATTTCTTTCTAACGCAACATCTAAACTAGTATTTACAAATATCATATAACAATCATAACCTAATTGTTGTAGTATTGCTTTTTGATTGGCAATCTTATCGTAATCTCTACCAGTACCATCTATGACCATACCTAATCTACCTTTGATTGATAAATCCATAGTTTTATCAGTTGTGCCTTTTGCTCTTGCTCTTAATATATCTCTAGCTTCTGCCTCATCTTCAGGCATTTTTAAAGATAAACCATTTTTTCTTAACGCATTTTCAAAAGCACTATCAGAATTAATCTGTCTTAAACCTGTACCACCAAAAGCATTTCTAGTTACAAATGTTTTACCAGAACCTGGACCACCTGCTAAAAAGAAAGCTTTAAATATATTAGGGTCATATAAGCCTTCATTTAATTCAATGTTGTTTAGTTCATCAAATTTTTTCACTTTCTATAACCTGTACCTTTCTCTCTATTGCACCATCTTTTATTCCAACCATACTGGCTCATTCTAACACCAATACTTTCAATAATACTATAATAACAATCTAGCAATCCTATAAGTTTCTTTTTAATTAAATCAATTAAATCTGGTATAGTTATCATTAATTCCACCCTTTTGGCATTGTAAAGTTTTGCCTACTAAATTCTAATCTATCTACAAGCTTAACAGCGCCTGCAACATTATCAACTGCGACATAACCCTCTGGTGCCGTTACTCTATAACCTTTAGATGTTCTTAAAAAGTTACCTATACTTTGTATTTGATTCATTTTTTGTAATAATGTGTTCTTCGCATTAGCTAATGTGATATGACTTGCAATTGCAAAATACAATGATGTTCTATTTCTATCTATAAATTGTAAATTATCTTTTTTTGCTTTAATAAACTTTTCTTTACCTCTAGGAGTTTTTCTACTATCAATCTCCATGTTAATGTAATTTTCATAATAATCTCTAAATTGTTTTTGCATGGTCGCAACTTTACCCATATCACTATTAGAATTTTTAATATAATAATTAAAATATGTTTTTAATCTATAACCAACAGACAAATCATCTGATATATTTTTACTCATAAGATTTAAAATAGGAGCAGCCTTTCTTAATGAGCCTTCGGCCATTCTTATCTGAGCGTCAAATCTTGACAACTCTGATTTACTAAACATAACGGCTGTTGATTTATAACCTGCACTCGCTAAAAATACATTTCTATTTGATGAACCTCTAACGGTACCAAAACTAGCAGATAAATTATCCATAGTTTTACCATTGTATTGAGTATGAAATACAATACCCATTTTAGCTTTTATAATTCTTCTACCTAAATCACTTGAAATAGGTACTGCATATGTGATTGTATTTGGTGTAAATGAAACCATTTTTTCACCATCTATATTGATGGCTTTTAGGTCATTTGTAAATAACAAATCACCTTGTAAAATACCTTTAATGTTTAGTCTTGATAAATTTGCTAAACAAACTCTTAATTTATCTGCAACAACACCGCTATGGTTTTTTGCAATATCTCTTGATGTATAATTAATTTTAGGAGTTTTATTAAATACTGATTTAGTACCGACAAAGAATTTGCCGTTTTCGGGATTGATACCACATATAATTGCTGGCGCACCGTCCCATTTGACGGTCATGTTTGTACCCTTACCAGAGCCAGCCAACATATTTCTAACTGCCTTTAGGAAGTTTACAGCATTTTCACCACCAACTGCACCACGATTAATTATATCATCTTCTAGGTGTTCTAGGTGTGTATTCTTATCTTGGGTCTGAAACCCTTTAAAACTAAACATTTTTCTCTCTCATTTTGTCCCATTATACTATAATAAAAGCGCCTTGGCAAGCACTTTTTTCAACAAATTCATAAACAAATATACAACTATTTATACTAGGAAACCTTTATAAAATAAGAAGACTGGTCAGTATTTGAAGCTGCGTACCTTATCATTTCAGTAACCACTTTATTTCTTTGTTTTGGTGTACCCTTGTAAAAGGTTTCTAAAAATAACATACACATATATTTTGAAGACTTAAAATTACTAGACTTTGTATTAAATGTCTTAATAAATTCTTCTTCCGGTATTATGGGGTAATCTGCTTTTTGAAAAGTGTTTTGTTGATTGTAAAACTTTTCATATAACTCAAACACTTTGTCAACATCAACTCTATTTAATATAGTCTTTTCATTCCAGTTTGCACTTGTACCACCACCTATATTTTGACCAATATGTTTCATACAATAAAAGTTTACATTACCACCACCAATTTTACCACCAGCAGCTGAAGCACCTTTTATTTCACCTTGCCAAGCAGTATCACCACTAAAAGTTCTAAATTGCACCTCTTGTCCACTCATATACATATAGATATCTTGTGATGAAAAGAAATCACCAACTTTACCATATCTAAAACCCTCATAACTAATCATAATATTATTAACTCTTTTTGGTAAATTAAACTCTGATATCTTTGCACTAGCACCAACTTTTTTTAATGATATACCTAATAGTTTTGTTTTACCGCCAAGTTTACCTGCTCTCTCTAATACTTGTTGATTTAATTCTGACCAAGTTTCATACTTATTAGTTAATGGGTATTCTGTTGTACCATAAGTTGACATCCATATATCACCAGGATTCCACTTATCATTACTAAAAGAACCTGGTGCTTGTACATTATCAGACCTTTTATCTGCCCTCATAACTTCGGCTTTTGCCTCATAGATTTTCTGCATAAATTTAGAACCTCTATGAAAGTAAACATCACCACTAACTTTATTTTTATAAGTATCAACTATGACATTTGCTGTTTTTATAAACACATCAAACCAATCATCAGGACATTTATCCATAACATCATACAAATTTAAATCTGCTTGAACAAATCTAGCAGCTTTACCTAATTCTTTTATAGTAGGTGCTTTAGTTATTTTACCACCCTTTACATTAAAAGCATAAGAACAATAATAACATTGGCCTGATTCTGTAATCTTTGTTAAATCTGCACCACCTCCAGAACCAGCAGCACCACCACCAAAATCTTTGTCTTTAAAGATTTTAAGTATTGATATTTTTTTAAATTTTTTAGAAACTAATGATTCTTTGTAAACAAGTATCTTTGATTTTTTATCATAAGAAACACCATAGACTTTTGGTCCAGTTGCTGTTGCACTTATAACAAAGGGTTTTTTGTCTTTTATTTTAAAGCCAACAATATCATGTCTGTCTTTACCAGCGTAATCGCCAGCAGACGCATTTTTAGTAAAGTCTTTTGTTTGTAAATATGCCATAACTCTTTCCTATACTATTTAGGAGAGTTTGGCAACTAGTTAATAGTTCCAGAGAAATTTAGGGATACCACCGTTTACTTGCCAGACACGGTGTTTATTTTGAAACTCTGCTAATGAGTTTGCGTCTTCTTCAAAAAAGTATTTACCAACAACAAAGCCAGTTGGTGACTCAATTACATGCCAAAGAAGTTTTTTTCCTTCTTTAACTACCTCTACTTTATATGACAATTTTTTATTCACTCCTGGTCCTGGTCTTTTATCGCCTTTGTTAAATCTTACCTTTTGTGTTTTTCTTTTTACCATATCCAACTTATATAAGAGTAACGAGTACCTTTCGTTACTGGTTCTACTTTATGAGGATACATAAAATTACTAGGAAATATTATAATATCACCTTTTGATAAATCTATTTTTTCGTCTATTAAAACAAATTCACCACCCTCATAATCATCATTTAAAACTCCCAACACACTCAATATTGGTATACCTTTTCTTTCACCGTCAAACA